CTTAAGGTGATTAATCTGGCTCACAAAGAAGAAATAACAAAAAGAGACAAGATCGTTGTGGACTATGCTCATACCGTCATGAAGCTTGACGACGAATACAAGAAACAAAACCTTAAGCTCCACGAGTGGGAAAAGAAAAAGATTAAAAAAATTGTCAAAGAGACTCATAATGATCCAGAGGGTAGAGCGAAAAAGATTGCTGAAGAATTTGGCTTTGAACTGGTGTTAACAGATGATGAAAAAGATCTCCGCGNCGTTGTTGATTTTTAGTTTAATNTGGCTNCCATCTACGTCGCTTGCAGAAACCCCCAAAGTAGCAGAAATAAAACAAGGCCAGAAGGCTCCCTTCAATGGCATCCTTTATAACTACCAAGCTAACGCAGTATTGTTAGCTTCCAAAGAAAAGGGCCAANTAGAGTGNACANTACAGCTTAAAAACAACGTAGCCAAAGAAAAAGCCAAGTGTGACATGCTCACTTCGACCGTCAAGGCTTCGTTGGACGCCACACAAAAGAAATACGACGCTATTTTAAAAATCAAAAATGGCCAGATCGACCACCTTGAAAAAATAACGCTTGACAAACCTAGCGACTATAGCAATTGGTGGTTTGCTGGTGGTTTTGTTGGCGGTGTAGCCTTGTCGATGGGCATTTTTTACGCAGCGGTCCAAACAGCAAAATGACAAAGAAAAAAGATTGGGACTATATTGCTCGACTTGAAAAGGCAATAGCTGACAAGTATGGTAACGAAGCCATCCAGAATCCAGCCTCTAGCTGGGACAAAGAAAAAGAGAAAGAGTACCTTAAACAACTCAAGCAAGCAGTCAATTCTGAGAGTGCCAGCGAATATTTGGAAAAGGAAGGGTTTTTAATTAGCGAAAAACTAATTAATAAAGATGGAATAGTTAATTGCACAGTGTGCAGTAAACAAATTATTTCACTTAGAGACAAAATGTTTTTTAACAAGTATGAGACTTGCTCAAGATGTTATATAGCTTTTGTCGAACACCGCGAAGCTCGGTGGCAAACTGGATGGAGGCCCGAAAATGGCAGTTAGCGTATTAGATGTATTAAGAACAATTTCTTCTATTTGTTCAAAGTATGGACATGATGGAGCATTGGGTGATGACGGAAAACCAATTGATTTTGGTTTGGACAGAGATTTGGGTGACCCTATTAAGGATTCTCGCGTCATGGATGGCTTTAAAGTTCGCTTCGGGGGCCCTTATTTGTATATTACTTATCAAGGCGCCGTAAATTTGAAAGATATCCACCGCCGCGGCGGAAAGGATTTCGAAGACGACATAGAAAGAAAGTTTAAAAGGGTGTCAAGCTTTATTAAGGAAGAATACGGCAAAATGAAGATGGGGAGACTAAGGCTTAAGGACGAAGGCCCTAGTGATACTCGCATACAAAGAATATCAAATTATAGAAACTTTTGTACTTCTATTAAGCGCTATCTTATAAGCAATATAAGCACTACAAAAGGAGGGGTCATCCCCCCTGAGAAAGAATCTGCACAGCTTACAATGGCCGAATCTGTTAAAAGGATGATAGAGGATAGTTCTCCCCATAATATTAAAAATAGATTTAGAAATGTTAAGTAATGGCATACAAATTAACAAAAACCGCAATAAGAAAAGAGCTACTCAAATGTGGCCGAGATCCAACATACTTTATCAACAATTATGTTAAGATCGCTCACCCCATAAAAGGGCTTATTCCCTTTAAGTTATATGATTTTCAAGAAGAGGTGGTTAAAGACTTTGAAGATTATCGTTTTAATGTTATATTAAAAGCTCGCCAATTGGGCTTATCTACTACTACTGCTGCTTATATTACGTGGCTTTTATTATTTCACAGAAATAAAAATGTGGTTATAATGGCCACCAAGTTAGATACTGCTGGCAATTTGGTTAAAAAGGTAAAATTGGCCATGAAGTCGGTCCCTGCGTGGATGGTGATTTCTAAAATAATTATTGACAATCGAAACAGCTTTGAGCTAGATAATGGCTCTCAAGTAAAGGCTATTTCAACATCTGGTGACGCCGGCCGCTCAGAAGCTCTTTCTTTGTTGGTCCTTGACGAAGCAGCCATTATTGAGAACATGGATGTCTTATGGGCTGGTTTGTATCCCACGTTGTCCACCGGCGGCAACTGCATTATTCTTTCAACCCCCAACGGCGTTGGAAACCTGTTCCACAAAATATACACAGAGGCAGAAGAAGGCGCCAACGATTTCAATCCAATTAAGCTTCTGTGGGACGTACACCCGGATCGAGATCAGGAGTGGTACCAGAAAGAAACTAGAAATATGTCTCAGCGAGAAATTGCTCAAGAATTAATGTGTAACTTTAATACTTCGGGCGCCACGTTGCTAAGCGGCGAAGATTTAGCCAGAATTCAAGAAAATATCAAGGAGCCTCAATACCGCACAGGCTTTGATAGAAATTTTTGGATATGGGAAACATACGATGCAAACCAAAAATATCTTTTGATAGCAGACGTGGCCCGCGGCGACGGGGAAGATTTTTCCACAGCGCAGGTTATTAATCTTAACACCATGGAACAGGCAGCAGAATACCAAGGGAAAATACCTCTTGATCTTTTCGCACGGTTTATTTACGATTCCAGCAAAGAGTATGGCCATTGTCTAACTGTGGTTGAAAACAATTCCATTGGTATATCTGTTTTAGAAAAATTAAAAGATCTGGGGCATCCTAATTTGTATCATAGCAAAAAGGTTACTCATGAATACATAGAAAACGCTTATGACGAAATGCCCGGCATTGTACCGGGCTTTTCGAACACCACCAAAACCAGACCTTTGATTATAGCAAAGCTGGAAGAGTTTGTACGAAATAAAGCCATTAATATCAATTCATTAAGATTGTATAATGAATTTAAAACATTCGTTTGGAATAATGGAAAGGCAGAGGCAATGCGAAGCTACAATGATGATTTGGTCATGGCCATGGCAATTGCTTGTTGGGTCCGAGACACGGCTTTAATTATAAATAAAAAAGAAATAGCTTACAAAAAAGCCTTATTGGGGTCTTTCCAGGCTTCAAGGACAGTGTTGGATACTTCTATTAAAGGAATGAAAGATAAGAAACAAAAAGTGATTAATCTTACGAAAAGCGAAGAAAAGATTAATTTGCCGTTCTTTATAGGATAAAAAGATGGTTGACAATAAAAGAAATCCTGCCAATAAAGATTCCTCTTTATTTAAGAAATTAACAAGGCTTTTTTCAGGGCCCATTGTTGACTATAGGATACAGCAAGTACGCCGTGAAAGACGCCGCCGACTGGATAAATTTGCCTCAACTTTTAAAAGTGCAACGGGCCAACAATTTAAGAAAAAATCATATAATCCTTATGAAAATTTGATGTCAAATCGAATGATCAATCAGGCCCGTGCCGAGAGATATTTAGATTTTGATCAGATGGAATATACACCAGAACTTGCAACCGCATTAGATATTTATGCTGACGAAATTACTACATTTAATGGCTATGAAGAGCTATTAAAAATCAATTGTAACAACCAAGAGATCAAAGAAATTTTACACGCACTTTATTATAAAGTGTTAAATATAGAGTTCAATCTTTTTGGTTGGACTAGAACCATGGTCAAATATGGTGACTTCTTTATTTATTTAGATATTGATGAAGGGTTTGGCATTAAAAACGTTATTGGTCTGCCGCCTCAAGAAATTGAAAGATTGGAAGGCGAGGATGAAACAAACCCAAATTATATCCAATATCAATGGAATTCGGGTGGAATGACTTTTGAGAACTGGCAAATTGCTCATTTCCGTATTCTGGGAAATGATAAGCACGTTCCATACGGCACAAGCGTTTTGGATCCGGGCCGAAGAATTTGGCGCCAGTTAACCTTACTAGAAGACGCAATGATGGCTTATCGTATCGTCCGTGCACCAGACCGACGCGCTTTCTATGTTGACGTTGGTGGAATTCCACCAGAACAAGTAGAGCAGTTTATGCAAAAAGTCATGACTCAGATGAAACGTCATCAGGTGGTTGATCCAAAGACTGGAAAAGTAGATTTGCGCTATAATCCAGCCTCTATTGAAGAAGACTATTATATTCCTGTGCGCGGCTCCCAAAGTGCTACTAAAATTGAGACAGTTGGCGGCCAAACACGCATCGACGCGATCGAAGATATTAAATATATGCGAGATAAGCTTTTTGCAGCGATTA